GAGGGAGTATCGAGATGTTCGAAGCATTTTGCTGCAAAGGTAGAATGCTATCCCCCCAGCTCCCAGGAACATCACTAAAAATACCTAAAGGGGGATGTTCACATACTTATTGGTTGAAATTATGGCACTTTGAGGGCGGTGAGAAAGTTATCGTCCCGGCTCAATGTAATGTCAACCTAGAGGTTGCAATAAGAAATCGGGTAGTTGCAGCCGTGTTAAAACCCGAAAACCCCAAACCCAAACTTGTACCTAAAGATGACACCATGGAATTAATCAAAGAAATTACTGATCTTTTTGCCAAAATCATTGGTAAAAGGGTACCGCTCGATCTAGCTGAAGCTCTTAAGTCGGTACCCAGACATAACATGGTGATATATCTCAAAGCTTTTAATCAATATCCAGATGTTCAGTACTGGCACTCATTCATGTCCAATTTTGTCAAAATGGAGAAATTGGACTCCGCTAAAGCATATCTAAACCTATTTGCCGAAATGTGTGTCGATCCTCGGCTTGTGTTCCCACGCCATCCACGATTCAATTTGGAAGTCCATAGGTATTTTAATACTTTTGAACATGACTTCTTTGATATGGTTGGCGATGGTTACCGTTTACCATATGGTCGACTATTTGCAAAGATGCGAAACCCTGTAGAACGCGCGTTAGATATCCAAGACAAAATTGAGTTTTTGTCTGATTACACCTATATTTGTCTTGATATTAGTAGATGTGATTGGTGTATTAGTGCAGAACTGATGGAAAAGTGCGAACATAGTATGTACCTTGAGATCTTTAATCAAGACCCGCTATTAAAGAAACTTCTGTCATGGCAACTATCAACACGTGGGTATTTAGAGGATAAATTTAGGAACAAAGGTGTTGTTACAATTCCCAAGGCCGGTAGAGCTAGTGGTGACCGTAATACGTCACTAGGTAACTCTATCTTGGTCACGGGTATTTTGATGGCATATTGTAAATCTAGAAACATTTCCTTTAATGATTACACATTTTATGATGATGGTGATGACATTATTGTCTTGGTTCGAAACAAGGTGCAGAATATTTTTCTCGATGGTGTCGCAAAATTTTTTGAAGATGCAGGTTGTTATGTAAAAGTTGACAGTTATTCAAAAGAAATATCTGACGCTGTTTTTTGTCAGGCACGTTACTTTGCTGTACCTGGTGAAACACCTATCATGGTTCGTGACTATAAACGAATCCTTAATAGATATGGAGTTGTTCATCCCAAGTTTTTCAAAGGCCATAGTAATGTGTTTAGAGATTACATGTACACCTTGGCCCTTTCCGAACGCATCAATAATACTGGTGTCCCTGTTCTCGGACCCTTTTTTAGGAATTGCGAACTAATACTTGAAAAATTGAATCCCAGATTCAACAAAAGGTTCCTCGACCCGTACACGCTTGCTTGTAGACAATATATGGATAAAAGAACTTACCACGAGCCTTCTATAAATGCTCGTGAATTATTTAGCAAGATGTATGGTATTGATTCAAAGCAACAAATCGAAATTGAAAATTCTCCAAGTCAATTAGGCTTATCACGGATACTCAACTATAAAGAACATCTCGGAGCACCTATGATCCCAATTGGTGAAAATGGTGTGATACGACTCTAGTTTATCGAACTCCAGTGGGCCCTGGGAGTGAATAACTAGGCCAATATTTCCATCACACACACTCCACAATATTAGAATACTGAAATGAAAGATAAGAAGCAATTAGCTATAATTAAGAAAGATGTTAAAGAAATCAAGAAAATTGAGAAACGTGAAGAAAAGAAACACCAAAAGAAGCCAATTGATAAACCCGCCCGTCTACGAAGTATCGTCCAAAACAATGACCCACTTAAGAAAGCAGTTTATGAATCCTTCTTCCCAGACTACAGTGGTCCCCATAAAGCTTACACCGACATGTATCAGGCTAAAACCATGTTGGCGGTGGATAAGACGATCATTGGAATTACAATTGGAGGAGGAAATGGAGCTACCGCTTCACGCCCACAAGAAATTTTTATCTATGGGCTAGCAAATCCATATTACTCCGCACTTGCAGATGACAATGGTAATGGTCTAGCACCAATCACCATGGATACGGCTGTCGGCAATGGAACTGGCTTCTTACAGTTCTTCCAACCCACCACTGCTTACCCTGATAAGACTGAATTTGTTTCAGCAAGGATGACTTCCTTCACTATGGAAGTTCTGTCTGTCAATAACGCTATCACTGACAAAGGATTTGTTATTGCTGGATGTCTACCCAACGGTTACATGAGAGGCGATATAATTGAAGGTGTCGGGGCTTTTTCCACTGACCCTAATGTGTTAATGAACTATCCTGGTTTTGTTACTGTACCATTGTCTAAACTTCAAAATTCACCTTTTAGACTGATTTATAATAAGGCAGGACCAGGTGCTGATCTTTATGTGACATGTGCTGAATATGTCGCACCACCTTTCACAACAAAAACCCCAAAAATATCTGCTGCTACTCCAATGCCCCCTAGGAAACAGATGAAAATGATTACTCCCAACGGTCACAAGACACCAGCTGTGGCCGGTTCCACTTCTGATCTATATGGAGTTCGAGATTGTGTTGTACCCATTGTATTGTTATTTAATAACGACGTAAGCAGTGGGGCGGAAGCAAATTTCGAAGTTCGTATCACCAGAACATGGGAAGGTCTCCTTGATCCAGAGACTACTGCCTCTATTCCTGTACCTACTTGGAGTTCCAACACACCACGATCACGAGGTATTACTCAGGCTATCAACAATTTGAGTAAAAAGATGCCTATGGTTCCTTCGCCAACACCTGAAAGACCAGTTGATACTATTGTCAATGCGTTAACTGGTGTGGCAAGAAAAGGCGCAAATTGGATCTCGAAGCCTGAGAACCAAAAATTCGTTGCAGAGTTAGCTGCAACATTTGGTGGACTTGCTATTGAAGCTGCACCAGCTTTCTTGGCATAGAGGGGTTAGTGGCCGG